TGTCCAGCCGCAACCACTCGTAGACCTGGGTCTTGGTGATCGGCTCAACTGGCGGCTGAGTAATGACTGTCAGTTTCACTTTTCAGCCTCCCACAATTCGGCATGCTCACTTTCAACCATGTCAGGAATGCCAAGCGTGTAATGGGCGATCTTCGGACACTCCGGCTTTGGCTGCACTCCAACAAGCCAATTCCACGAAGGATGTAACTCTCCAATCTCATTGTCGTTCAACCAGTAGAATGCGTGAAGATCGCGGCCTGGGCGCGTATTGACATCAGATAATGTGAGGCGCTTATTCGCGGGATGGTCGCAGTTTATCAGCATGACGCTCGACCAGTTCTTTCGCTTATATGATACCTGCGGCTGCCCATCCATTTTCAAGCCAGCCACACTTCCCATGTCATGCTTCACCACCATCACAGCATACTGAGGATCAGCGAGCGCGATCAACTCAGCAATGTCGGTGAGGAAGATGATGTCGCAATCGACGAATAATGCCCACCCTTCCTGCGCAAGATGCGGGGTGATGAAGCGAGAGTTGGAAAAGTCCGTCGAGCATGGCGCATTACTCACCAAGTCCCAAATTACCCCGCCACGCCTATCGACAGTGCGATTAAGCATGCCGAAGTCAGCAAGTCGATTGGCGTCAATGGTTGTAATGCAGACTGGCACTGATGCGCGCCTGAGAAGCGATTTGCACGCTACTCGATACGCCTCATCCTCGCGCTTGTCGTATCCGATATATACTTTCAGCACGGCTTTACGCACTCCAAGCGCATGTCTCGATGTTTGCGCTTACCGTGGAACTGAGGATCGCACTCTCGGATCTTGATGAATCCGACTTCCTTGAGCACTTGGGATAGCTCGTCAGGAGTCCACCCCCACTTGTGCATCATAAGCGGATTCGAGAACGAGTGATCGCCATATATGCCCTGCTTCCCCATCTGGTGAGGGGCGCCATTGGCAACGGCGATGCAGCATTTCTTGAAGTCTGGAAGCTCCAGAATCAGACGACCGCTAGGAGCCAGAAGACGCATCCACTCGCGCAAGACTGCCGGCGCCTCCCATCGGTGGACATGCTCAATGACGTGGATCGCCATTGCCTCGTCAGCGCATCCGTCAGGAAGCGGGATCGCCGTGAAGTCGCACGTTACGTCTGCGGCGCCATCTGCGTCAATTGAGATCCAACCGGGCGGGCGCTTGTTTCCTGCGCCGATGTTAAGACGGACAGGATGTGCCGCCAGCAGGCCAGCGATTCGCTCGGCCTCCACTGCCACCATGCCAGCGACCGCAGGAACCTCAGCCGTTCCTCCATGCTCGGATTCTTCGGATTGCATAGATCGGCACCGTACAGTTTGGAGGCGGCGCCATCTTCGCATACCACGGGGATTCCGGCCAGACAGGCGTCGATGGCAACATTGCTATGCCGCACCACAACCATTCGAGCGCCGCGAATCACGTCTTCGATAGGCGAGTTCACATTCATCCTGATGCCGACAGTTTCTGTCGCACCTGACTTCGGGCGGTAGATCAGTGGCACGCCAGGATACGCGCGCTTCAGTTGCTCCAGCCGCTTGCGCTCCCACCAGTTCCCGTCGATGCCGTACTGGTGCCTGCTCTTTCGCCCAATGCCGCACAGGACGATATGCCCGTCAGGATTGAACTCGTTTCGCAATGGCTTTGCCGTCGCATCCCACCGGGAAGGATCGGCGTCATCAGCCATCAGGTGCTGCGGGTGAAACGCATTGATTGTCAGGCGCATCGGATAGGAGTTATTGTCGTTCCTGCCGTAGTAGCCCAAGTCCCAACCAACGCAGGGACGGCCAGACAGCAGATGATCCTTCCACTGAGTCATCTTCACGGGATGCCCGACACCGTACATCATCAGGACGTGTGCGGCGCCTCGATACTCGCGCGTCACTGTAGCCTTGACGCCGGCAGCATCAGCCGACCCGGCCATCGCGCTCAACATGCGATGGCCTTTGATGTTCACCTTGTGGTCAATCAGAATCTCAACTGTGAGAGCCATGACAGATAATTCTCCGCTACAGATTTCACAGTGATTGCGTTCCTGAGAAACTGATTATGAATCTCAAGGCGAGTTTCGTATCGCTCCAGCCAGTCGAGCGCGACAGTAAGCTGAGACTTGCTCTCAACCCAATACTCGAAGCAAGTCATCGTCTCCAAGTACCCGCACTCTTTTCCGCCGATGAATGGCGTTCCTGATGCGTGTGCGTTTGCCAATTTAACATTACTCTTGTAATGGCGCGCGGCATAACCAACATGATCGCGAAGACCAACCACAACATCGAATGATGCAAGCGCTTCCGGCCCTGACGCTTGGACGAACTTAATCCCACGATCAGCACATTCCTTTTGCAGTATTGCGCCCCACCGAGAGACGTAGTTGCCGCCGCCCTCGTAGCCGACTACCTTGAGATCGCGGCGCACCGGATTCTCGTGGATGCCTGGGCGCCCGTGGTGCGGAAGCCACTTCACCGGGCCAGGATAGAAGTCCTGAATGTCCTGAGCCATCCGGTGCGTTGCTGCAACGATTGCTGCCGGCCTGATGGTGGCGATCATGCCCTGCAACCACGAGAAGCATTCGGACTTGTCCCAATCGTTCCCGTGCGGCTGCGGCCACGCATCCACTACATCCCACACGATAGGGCGCGAGTGCTTCCGGCAATTGGCAAGGATTTCCTCGGTCGGGCGCTTCACCAGCACCACGAGATCGGATCGGCGAATGTCAGCCTCTGTCGCATTGGCGATTACATTGGCACCAATTGCGGCGCCGAGTTGCGACCCCCTAATTGCCCATGATCCTGACTTTCCCTTGCCGGTGACGAGAATCATCGGTCAGTCACCCTGAAAACTCGGCAGCAATTCCTTCGTCATATCCCAGCACGCCGCCATTATCTTACCGTAGCGCTCTATATCGTGGAGCGAACAACCGTGCAACATCACTCGGTCCTGTTCGTCGAAGTACCAATTAGAGCACCCGTCCCACTTCACTTCGCCATGCAGATAGACCTCGGCATCATCAAGTGACTCAACCCAATCCATCGAGTTGTCACCGCCTTCGCGATGATAAATGAATTGGCCATCTTGAGCGCCGGTCCTTCCGCAGATGTCGTATACCTTGAAGTCAACCCGGCACTCGTGTACTTCGGCGACTACAGTGAATTGAAGTTCCTCGAAGTCTTTGCGTATCACCGCCACTCTCCGAATAGAAATGCCTCGGTACGCGCAATGTACTTCACGCCATCAATCTCGGCTGCTGGAATCTTACCCTTGGGCTCGACTTCATTTCCGTAGTGGTATGCCGTGGCGATTACCTTGATGCCGTGGAACAACTCTTTCAGCCCTTCCACAGTGAAGCGGAAGTAGTCCGACGGATAGGCGTGCCGGCGCCATGCGAACGGGGCTGAGACGACGACGGTGCCGCCTGGAGCCAGCATCATCTTGATGTTATGCGCGATCAGCCACGGGCGCTTCGAGTGCTCAAGGACGCTGATGCACTCGATGTGGTTGAAGACGCCAAGAGCACCCGGCGTATGCCGGTCCTCAAGGTCGATCTTCCAGTCCACGCCATCGCCGGCAATCGCATCTACGCCAATCGCATTCGGATAGCGCTTGCGCCGATCCTCTTTCTGCGTGTCGTAGAGATTCGATCCGCAGATCAAAGTCCTGCCGAAACTGCCGACAGGCGCGCGTCCGTTCAGGTGTTGCTCGACGAAAGCGTCAATCTTGCCAGTGGTATCAATGTCCATCACGAATCCTGTTCATGGCTTCCGCTGGCGACAAACAAGTATCGCGCCGCCCCATGACAAACACCATGGCGCCGGGCTGCACTGGGTACTGCCCGCTTGCGACTGCGCAGATGGCTGATGGGGAATTGAAAAGGCGAATGCCGCCCTTCAGTTGCGTAGTCATTTTCGCAAGAAAGGCGACATCAAACGGAACCGCGCCAGTCCCATCACTCCACTCGCCCATCTTGTCAATGACGTTAATCACGTCTGGAAACTTGCCGTCAATCACATCGAGTGGTGAGTGATAGACAATCTCGCTGCGGTAGTTCACGACGCAAACGGAGTTGTCCTCCAGAACATAAACACGGTTGTTCTTCTTCAGGTGCTGAATCGGAATCTGCGGGATGATTGACGGCTTCGCTGCGATGCCGACAAACGGCGACACCATCAGGCAATGGCCGTCAGTCGCAGCAAGAAATTTCTCGCTGCAATAAACTCCATTCAGATAGTAGCGAACATCACCATTTGCTGCGAACTTCTGAACGACCGCAAACACGTCAGCCGGAATGTCGATGACGACCGGCAATTTACATACTTTCATTTCACGCCCCTTTGCATTCAATGAGTGTTTTGAAACATTCGCCTGATTCGATTTCACTTACTTTCCACATGGCGCTTATTCTCACTAATTCTGCGCTTGGCTATCTCGTAATACATTTGATCTTTCTCAATGCCGATAAATTTGCGACCCGTGTTGACGCAGGCCACGCCGGTTGTTCCCGAACCCATGCAGTTATCCAGCACCGTTTCGCCCTCGCGGGTGTAGGTGCGGATCAGGTATTCCATGAGGGCGACGGGCTTGCGGGTGGGGTGCGTCTTAGGCGACCTGTCCTGCCCCTCGATCTGAATCACGGAGCCTGGGTGGGCAGCACTCCCATCGGAACGCGCCACTTCGCTGCCGGCACAAGCGCCGCCCACATGGTCGCCCATTCCGCTAGGGCGCGTCCGCGTGTATGGAACCCCGGATCGACGCTGCGGGTTATACTGTGGTTGGGTTCGGTAAAAAACGCACACATCCTCGTGGCGGCGCATGGGGCGATACTTCGCCTGCAACGCCCCCGTATACTTGTTTACCTTATCCCACACCCAGCAATAGCGAAACTCCCGCATATTGCTGCCAATCAATGCAGTGGTAAACGGCTGGCTGGCCGTCAGCACAATGGCCGCATTCCGCTTCGCCACCCTACGGTACTGCTTCCATAGTTGCTCAAACGGGATTACCGTATCCCACTTACAGGCTGTGGTGCCATAGGGTAGATCACACAGAATCATATCTACCGACTCATCTGGAATGCTATTCATAAGCTCAAGACAGTCGCCGTGCATTAGCTGAAAAGCACCTTGAGTCTGGCTCATAATATCGGCACAGCCTTCCACAAAATTTATGTGGTCGCCTATATGCTCAAAATCGGATACAGGCGCATCTTTTTCTTGTAAAGGAAGAATTTTGAACGCCACTAACTTATCTCCAAAAGAGTGCTGAATGCGACCCCGGATTCGATTTCACTTACTTTCCACATGGCCCATGCAAGCCTGCGGAACATCGTCAATCGAGCCATGTCATCTTTGACCGGGCCTGCCTGCAAATGCTTAACGTGCCGCGCTGCGGAAGCACCAATCCATTTGTCGAACGAGTGAAAGACGGGCACCCCGATTGACAGCGCCTTGATTGCCGCTCCACTGCCCCACGTCACGCAATACTGCGCTGAGCCAATGTCATCCGCCAGCGGCCTGCACACCGTCTGGATGCCTGGGTGAGCCCTGACTCGGCACTTGATGCCAAGGCTACGCATGACCGACAGCATCGACGGCGCCCACGAGAGCGGCATCGCCACGCTGGCCGGGCCGATACCTCGCTGCGGCAGAAGAACAGGCTCCCCCGTTCCGTTACGCCAAGGCTCAAGCTCGACGCCAAGAGAATCCCACCGCTCATTCCCATGGTGCGGCCATTTCCCCGCGCCGTTGTGCTGGCTCAGTGCTGCCGCATACCACCGATCTCCAGCGAAGTCGTTTCCGAGATAGCCGTTCTCCATCACGATCACTGTGCCTCCGCGCGCCTCGACTTCAGACGCGGCCTGATCGCGCCAGCCATAGCGGTTCCAGATCACGATCAGGTCGGTCTGCGTCGTGTGATCGACGAGCGTGTAGCCAAGGCGACGGAGCCCCGCACGTATTGCATCGGCGCGATAGTGCGGGGTGTCCTTGACCATGGAGCAAGCCAGCTTCAATCTTTCTCAGCCTTGATGAGATCCAAAGCCTCGGCGCGGGTAAACCCGTTGGCAACCAGTTGCTTGAACTTCTCGCCGGTCTTCTTGGCGAGCAAGGCTTCCAGTTCCAGCATGGATGCCATGTTCTTCTTGAAGTCCGCAAGGGCTTCATCGACAGCATTGCCCTTTGGCACAAGGCTCACAACAGACGACGGGCGCTTGTCCTCGCTCATCGAAGCAACCCAAGGAACAGCAGGATCGACTGCTCGACAGCGCGCCACTCGGCGCCGTTCTTCGGGTATCCCTTCGTTCCTGGAGCCATGGCATACGGGAATACAACGAAGGCACGCTCGTTGCGCTTCTCAAGCCGACTGATCGCAAGCTCGCGCCCGGTGCGCCGGCAGAACTGATCCTGCGGAGAACAATATGAAATGCCGATAAATGCACCGTACCCATCCTTGCATATCCGGTAGGCGATGGTGAAGCGGCGCTCAAGGTCGTGGTGGATCGAGACGCCTTCGGGGACCGGGGCCTTGACGGCGCGACCGTAGATGGATGCGCCCATCTGCTCATCAACGACGACATCGTTGCGGCGCTCTTGGAACACGGCGCCATGCTTGGCTTGCCCGCCACTCAGCGCGTCAAGGATCTCCTGTTCGCACGGAGACATGACAGGAACCTTGTCGGCACGCACGCACGCCTCAGCCAACGGCAGCAGGCGCTTCATCGCATGCTCGTCGCCGTTTTTCGCGGCATTGAACGTAATGTCGAATTCCGCCTGGAGAACGTCGCGCGTCGGAAATCCAGAAGGCGTGGATTCGAGAACGCCAAGCACCTGCAAGTGCAAGGTTGGGCGCTGCAAGATGTTCTCGCATCTGTACTCGCATTGCTGAACGAAAAACTTGAATCCATCCAGCGAGTTGCCGAACGCACTCACATCAACCGTTATTTCTTTCTTGTTGCTCATTGTGTTCCCCTAATGAAAGACTACGAAAGCGCTTCTTCTATTGGCACTTTCGGGAAGCATTCTAGCATTGAATCAGGACTGCAATTCAATACCTCGATGCCAAGTTCTTTCATGGGCTTTACAATGGTCGCGAAACGCCGCCCCATCGCAATGAGTTCATCGTCGCCTGGATTGCGTAGCGGGGATGGATGATGTCCGTGGTGATGTCGGCCATTCTTGTTCGTCAGATCGACACCGCATAGCAGGATGCGAGCGGCGCCAGCCTGTGCCGCGATGTGCAGCGCTTGGTACGCAGAGTTGCCGCCAGTGCGGATCTTGCCGGGGCTTGGATCGTAGCCTTCCGGCCCGGTGGGGTGCAGGTAGTGGACGGCTGGAAAGCAGTTCTCGCTCGCCGTCACCTTGATGCCGGTGTGCGACAGTGCTTCCTGCTGGTAGGTGCTCCACCAACCCCAATCCGCCGCATAGAGCATGTCTGCCCACGGCGCTGCGGCAGGGACAACCCTGCCGTAGTCATCTTTCGTCGGGATGCCGGTGCTATTGACCGCGACTGTTGCGACGAGTGGATCGTCGAGTCGGAGCCGGATCGTCGGAAGGCACGATGTCAAGGATGGGCCGCTCGCCAGGACTATCACCGTCCTGCCCGCCCACATCGTCTTCGGGACTTTCCACGGTGTCGCCATCTTCGTCTTCCTCTGCCGGAGGATCGAGTTGAGGCGCAACGATAGCATCGGCCTCGGGCTGAGTCACGGCATCACCGCAGAACTCAGCGAAGCCGCGCTTGACATGGTGCCAAGCGCTCGCGTCGTTGAGCAAATGGACGGAATCCTTCAGGAAAATCCGCCCATCTGCCAACTCGCGCGTTTCGGAGAACCGAATCGCGCGCATCTTACACGCTCACGATCTCATCGACCGTGGAGGCGTCGATGTCGCTTGCCGGGGCATAGCGCGGATCGTAGCCTTCCAGAACGGCGCCGGCATCGGAAGTCGCGGTGCCGACAGTCATCACGATGGCGACGTACTCGTGGCCTTCGGTCAACTTGTCAACCTCGACGTTGATGACGGCTTGCTTGTTGCTGTCGGTGCCGGCCTGGGTCAACTGCGTGATCGAGCCGACCACAGTGGGGCTGGCGCCGTTGCTCGAAGCGCTGGAGTGGACAGCGAAGTCGAGCGTGGCACTGGAACCGAGATCGCCAGCGAAGACGGTGGCCTTCAGGCGACCGAAGTAACGGGCGCGGACCCATGCGGACGTGTAGGCGGCTGCCGTGTAGGCATCGGGATCAATGACGGCGATGATGCCGACTCGATCAGTGGGAAGCGTGGTGTTCTGCATTTCGATCTCCTGAATCGGTGGGCTTGCCCGGCTCAGTTAAGAGCCGGGCATGACGGGTTACGCGCGGGCAGCGACGGTGCCGAACAGGCCGCGTGCGTTGCTTCCGGCGCGGAATCCAGCGACGGTCGTGTTGCGCCAGGGCTGACCACCCACTCGCAGGATGAAGCGGAAAGCCGTCACATCCTGATCGAAGTAGATGTGGATGCTGGTGTCGGCGCGGATGCCACCGATCTTCGTGGCGCTCAGGTACATCTTGAGATCGCCGAAGATCACGTCGCCAGCATCGCCGAGCACCTTGCAAGCCTCGGTCGGGATGATCGGGCGACCGAACAGCGTACCGAACGGGGCCTGCGAGGCGCCGCTGGCCGGCAGGTACACCGGAGTCGCGACCGTTCCGCCGCTCGTCGGGAAGGACATGAACGGAAGCTGTTCCTCAACGTCCGGGTGCATCAGCCACACGCCGCCGCGCCGGCTCTCGGAGCGAACACGGTAGTAGAGCTTCTGCAAGTTCTGGAAGTTGATCGTGTCCGCAGCCTGACCGGACTCGGCGGCGACAGACACCAGTCCACCGGAGTTCAGGATGCCCAGCGGCTGACCGACACCAGTTCCGGTGAGGATGGCGTCGCTCAGGCGGAAAGCCATAATTTCAGGGGCCTTGCTCTGCACGTAGCTCGCCATCGACGAGGCATCGGCCATCAGTTCCTCGGTCAGCGGCACGAGACAGGTGAGCTTGTGCAGGCGCACGGTGAGAGCGGTCAGGTTTGGCTTGCTCTGCGTCGCTGCCTGCGCCTCACCGTCCCAATACGCTCGGATGCCGCCAGTGGACCATGAGGTCGTCTCGTCGAGCGGGATGGTGATGGCGTTGCTGGCCGTCTGCATCGTGTCGGTGCGGGACAGCAGCGAGTCCTCACCCATGATCTTGTTGATGATCGCGGCGCGGAAGTCGGGCGGCACTGCGAAACCACCATCGGCGCCGGAACCTTCGTTGCCGTAGGTCGTGGCAGCATTGCTCACGAGGCGCGGGTCGGTCACGGCGTTTCGCTGGCCGGCGCGGACGACGGAAGCCAGGAAGTCGCTGTAGCGATTGAAGCCATGGTTGCCGACAGTGCGATCCACGATGCTGATGCGGCCATCGCCAGTGCCAGGGCTCGCCGGGGCGCTGCGATTCGACGGAGCATCGGGGGGAACCGGAAGGGCCGGGGGCTGAGCCTGACGATTCACCGGAAGCGCAACCGCCTTCTGCATGGCCTCAACCCGCTCGCGCTGTGCGATTTCGGCAGTGATCGAGTCGAACTCGGAATTGGTCTGCTCGATCAGATCCAGTTCTTCCTTCGTCATCGGGCGCCCTTCAGCGTCCGCCTTGTTCATCACGTTCGTCGAGCGGTCAGCCAGATCGCCCAACTTCTGGCGAAGCTGATCGAGCGTGCCGCCGTCATTGCGCATGTTCAGGAAGCCGTTCACCTGGGCTCGATCCGCGAACGGAGCGAAGACGAAGGCCAGCAGTGCCACAAACCACAGTTTCATCGCGTTCATTTCGATCCTCATCACTTGCTGCTGTTGGCGGACTGCCCACCGGATTTGATTTTGTCGTTCAGAACTCTCATTCGAGCACTGGCGACCATCGCACGAACAACTGATTCTCGGGACTGCACAACATCCTTCGGTGCATGCTTGAACTTGGCGAGAATGACCTTGGATCGGTCATCCATTTCCACGTTCTCATTGCCACTCACCTTGCGGTCGCAGAAACCATGCTTCATGCAGGCATCCGCGCTCATCCAAGTTTCAGCGCTCATCCACGCAGAAATGGTAGCGCGGGGTAGCTTCGTGCGCGCAACATATGTGTCCACCAAAGTTTCTTTCGTGCCCTTCAGGATGTCGGCATAAGCGCGCAAGTCAGCCTCGCGCCCCCACGCCATTCCCTCGGGATCGTGGATCATCATCTGCGCGTTGTAGCCCATGCAGATTTCGTCGCCGGCCATCGCAATGATGGAGGCAATCGACGCAGCAATGGCGTCGATGTGAATTATTTTCTTGCCCTTGAAGCGGCGCAGTTCCTGATAAATAGCCACGCCTTCAAAGACGCTCCCGCCAACCGAGTTGACGTAGATGTTGAGCGTCTTTGCGCTATTGACTTCGCTGACTGCCTTCACGACCGACTTGGCAGAAACCTCGTCGTAATCATCATACGGACCAATTGGCCCGTAGATGTAGAGAGAAGCCTCAGCCGGCTGGCTTACCCGATTTGTCGGTGGCACGAGTAGATTTTTCACGCACCGCTCCGAAGATGGCCTGCATCGCTTCTGGAATCGGATGCCCTGACAAAACTTCCTTGCCCATGCGGAACGCATCATCAGCGATGCCGCGCGAAACCAAGAAGGGCCAGACATCAACCAGTTGCTTCTGTAGATATTCTGTCCCATGCGCGAGCGCGAGTGCCTTCGCGGAGTCGTGATTGTGCCCATTGCGCCGGTTGTCGGCATGCCTGGACTCAACGCATCGAACTGAGCGTACCAATGCGTTCCTCAGCCACGCCTTGACAACATCTTCCTGATCGTCTTCTTCGGCGTCGTCTTCATCCGGCTCAACGGGCGCTGCTGCGCCGGTCTTCTTGGCGCCAGCAGCAGCCTTTTGCTTGTAGGGAAGCCCAACGTCGCGCAGGTCAATCATCGCGCCCTGAACGATGTAGCGGTCGCCATCTGGCCCCATGTCGTCGTAGCCAATGTCCTCACGAATCTCATTCGCCGACAGCACGCCGGTATTGCGGGCCTCACGGAAGCCTTCCATGCGCTCTTTGAATGTGCCTTCCTGCACCCAATCCAAGTCGATCTTGGAATAAAATAATCCCGACCGCTTACTCAGACACTTCTCATCGAACTCCTGCTGGAATTCACGCGCAGTGGGGCGAAGGCAGTCATTAACGAATGCCTTGCCCTGATCTTCGATTGAATTCTCGGATGCGTTGTTCAGGTGCCCGATTTTGTGTGGAGGAATGCCCCAATAGCGGCAAATTTCCTCGATCTGGAATTGGCGCGATTCAATCGTCTGCCCTTTCTGCGCATCATTGGGGATTGACGTGTACTTCAATCCGCCGTCGAGAATGGCGGTCTTGAATGCCTTTTCCGGCCCTTCATGCCGATTCGCCCAGCGCTTGCGCAATTCCTCGAAGTGCTCGTCATCCAGTCGATTCGGGTACTCAAGCACGCCACCAGGGCGACCGCCGTTGGTGAAGTAGCTTGAGGCGAACTCGTTGGTAGCGATGGTGAGCGCAATCGTGCCGGCAGCAAGGCCGATCTTGTTGGCGCCCATCAAGCCCACGATGGATGGACCCTTGACGTGGATCATGTCGCCGGCTTTGATGAAGCCTGCGGCGGCGGCTTGGTTGTCGATCCGGTACGTCAGTTCAGCCTCGCCGGGCTCGCGGAATGGCGTGACGCGGCCAGGGTGAATCGGATACAGCCCGGTGACTCGGTTGCTTCCATCGCGCAGGATTTCTGCGTAGCCGTTGCCCCACGACAGCATGCCGATAGCCAAGGCGCGACGGAACGACACTGCCGACATATCAATGTTTGGGCGACGGTTCAAGAGCTTGGTGAGCGGATCGTCCCAAAGCTCTTGGGATCGCTTGCGCCCGGTGCGCTGCATGATGTACCAGTCGGACGCGGCAATCGTGCGCGCCTGAATGTCGATGCACGCCCACACGACGCCAACCTGAAAAGCAGTCGTCTCGTCGATGATGCGCCCGCCACGGATGAAGGCGCCCTCACCTGGGATCTCGCCATCCACCCATTGCTGCTCGCTGCCGACCCAAATGGATGGGCCACCAAGGTAGAGAGGATCGAGTTGGCGAGGATCTGGTGGCTTCGCGCCCATGGCCACCGGGAGGAATCGGCGTGCTGCGGCCTTGAGTTTTTCCCAGCTTCCTTCGCTGCTCATAGAGTTACATCCATCGAATGCTTGGGATTGACTGCTCAGGCAAGAGCGATGTCGCGTGGTGCGACATAATCCCCGCTATGATGCCATCAATTCGCTTGCGCTGATTGGAGCCTTTGTCCAGTTTGCGCCCACCAGCAGGATCTGAGATCACTACTGCATTGGCCGCACACCAGTCAAGGCATGGGTTTCCTGGGTGATGGAAGTAGCCATTCATCAAGTCGCGCTCGAAGGCATCAATCGCTGGCGACATATCCTTGAAGCCTTGTCCGAACTCCTGAAGCTGATCCTTTATTCGCAGATCCACCGAGTCGCACGCCTTCTTGAAGTCGTCGATACGCCACCTGTCGTAAGGCGCTGACTGAATCCCGATGCGGTGCGTCTTCATCAGTTCCTTGATGTCGTTTGCCACATGCGAAAGCGAGATCGTGTTGCCGGGTGTGGTGCGAACCCATCCGCGTGCAACCCATGTCTCGTAAGGCACTTTGTCTTCAACCGTCTTCTCGTGAACCATCGCCTCTGGAATCCAGAACTCCGGCCACCAGTAAATGTGCCCCTTAATCTTCCGACTGAATACGGCTGCCGTCAAGTCGCGCACCTGAGACAAGTCAAGCCCAAGCGCGACATCATCGTGGTTCGCGAACATCGACAAGTCAAACTTGTTTAGAGCACCATTCCACGCTGCATAATCAATGAACGGATTATCTGCGGCGGTCCATATGCAGAAGTTCAGCCGCTTAACGTCTGACTGCTTCGATGGCATTGTGGCGGCTGCAATCTGATCGCGAATGTATTGCTTCTGGATTGTAATGCCGAGCATTGGATTGGCTTTAATCCAACATTCTTCATCGACGAAGGGATCATCATCTTTATCCAGGCTACATACATATGAAAAGAAGCGATCATCTTGCTCCATTCCGAATGCAACACGCTCGGCTTTGTCGTGGTATTCACCGCACACCGTTTGCTTGTCTGATCCTGAGTTAGTAATGATGAAGACAAGAGGCTGCTTTCGCCCTTTCTGTCCTGCGCCCATCATGTTCACTACGAGCGGACTCTTGTGCTCGTGAAGTTCGTCGATTAAGCCAATGTGAGGGCGCGCACCAGACTGACCTTCATCAGATGAGATTGGCCGAAAGTTAGAGTTGGTCTGCTCGTCATAAATGTTCCACACATTAGGCTGCTTACCACTCAACTTCAGCCTCTTTGAAAGCGGTGGGGACATTTCAACGAATGACACTGCATCCTTGAACATAATCATCGCCTGATCTTTCTTGGCGGCGGCGCTAAATATCTCCGCTCTATGTTCACCGTCTGCAATTAATCCGTACATACCAATGCCGGCTGCTAAAGGCGAATTGTGCGTTGGGATCATCCTGTTTCCGGCAAGGAACATGCGTGATGGCGAGTCAACACTTATGCAGCGGACCGGAACCGACTCAACCTCATCGCACGACACGATACGTCGATCTGCACTCAATTTCCTTCTATCGTGGCGCTTGTATTGTCTCGCGCACTTTCTCGATAGCGAGAACACCATCCTGTCGTCTGGCGCGGTGAAGTTAACATCAAATACGTCACCGCAATCCTTTCCGTACAGTGTTGCAATTGATGTTGTGCAGCTAGCCTTCATGCCAAGCGATACAACCAACTCAAGTACATTAGCAGCAAGTGTTATGTTTACTGACGTGTATTCACACTCCCCAACCTTGGATATATATCCATCGGTATCCATGAGCCCCTTTAAGAGACTCATCCTTTGCTCATAAGATGCGCGCAGATAAGCTCTAGGTATGTGCTTGTTGCCAAGCAATCCGCATGCGCGAAGTCGATGCTGCGTGTCGTCTAACTTAACTCTTAGGCACCTTTCGTTGTGAGGCTTCTGCTCACTAAAAGTCAGCCCGGTATCTGCCAGATGCCGCAACAACTCAATGTCGTCAATTCCAACTGTTATTCTTGCCGCATCACTATCGCCATCACCAAGCCAGACGCCCAGAACATACGGATCAATTGGAAGGTTTTGATGCCTACCAAGTATCGGTGCTGCTACAGGAATGCTGTGATTAGCAGACTGATACTTACCATTGGAGTTCCTGAGAGTTCTACTTATTTCCTCAGTGGTCTTTATTGATGGAATTGCATTCTTCGGGCGCCTTGCCTCGGTCAGCCACAAGTGTCCTGCGTCAGCAACAATGGACGCTCCATCATCGAACACGACGTTGTAGCACCTGTGCCCGTGCATGACATCGGTGGCACCATTTACACGGCACTCATAACCGCACTCGTCATAGACTCTATCGCCAACCTTTATGTCACCCATCTTGACCCACCCATCAGGAGTTGGGATCAAGGTATCGAGAGCAAGCGCTTTCCCACTTCCCTTAGCAGTCTCTACATAAGCAGTTCTGAATCTTCTATATCCACTGCATTTATCATTGATTGTATTAGACTCAATCCAGCCGAATAATGAGCCAATGATAAACTTCTGCTGCTCACCAAGATGGAACTGAGTCGGCTCTCCGTCTGAGTCCTCATCCTTCAGCGGATCAAGCCGCAGGACCACGGGAAAGAAGTTGATCGCGTGATCCGCCTTGCGCGCAGAAAACACGAATCCTCGCGCCGGGGCGTCCTTGAGATCGTCCAGATGACGCTTGCATGCGGCCCTGACTATGGGGCCGGCAACGATCCTTCCCTCAACCACATCGAGCGCGTAGGCGTGCGTGGGGTGAGAGAGATCGGTGTCATGTGGGATCATGGTCTGCGGGGTCCAGATACCGACGAGACTCAGGGATCTCCGCAACATCGTCGCCATGCTCAGGCGTCATCGCGATGGCTACGAGCTTGCCAATGGCGTCAGTCTGCCGATCCATGACATCAATCAGCTTTTCCACCATGGCCTCAAGCCGGGCGATGTGCCGCGCCTGGATGCGGAGTTCTCTCTCGATCATGTTCGATCCGAATTTGGAGTGGATGGCAGGAGTCGAACCTGCAATGCCTGGGCTACTGGCCTAATAGCTGATCCATGCGTCTAGTTGTCTAGTGCGTATACCGTTCCGCCACATCCACTACAGACATCATGCCACAGAAACGAAAATCCCGGCACTTGGCCGGGATCTGAAAATGTGCCGCCCTTGGGTTCCATTCCGGGCGGCGGGAACGTCAAGCTGCCTGCGCAACCTGATAAACGCTGTCATTGGCGTCTGAGAGTTTGGCCCATCGCATCGGACGGCAGACCAAGCGCTACCCGATACCGTAGGAGCCATCACGAGCTGTCCATCTGAACTTACCATCCCGTCGAAACGCGGGGCGACTGCGTACTTGTGCGTCGGGTGCGATAGGTCGGTGCAGTGTGGCTCCATTACTTAAAGAACTCCTTTGGAGGAAAGTAATGCGGCTTTAGGTGCGGGGCATTGAACACTATTACTTCGCTGTGAAATTGCACTTTCTCAAAAGTGTCAATTTGCAATGAAATTATTGATGAAATCTCAGATTGAGAGTCGCGAAGCCATCGCCATCGCTGGCTGTGCTGCCTTTGGTTCAGCCGAAATCCCATAGGACAAAACAGAACGGTCTGAACATGGCCGCATCTCTCAATTATCTTCCTGTGAAACGCCTCACTGCCAAGCATGCGCCCGGTGCCAAGGTTGAATGGAGGATTGCAAACAACAAGGTCGCACTCGATCTTTTCCGTGCCTGTCAGAAAGTTTTCCCCTCTCTTGATCTCATAGCCGATTGTTTTTGCGCGGCCATCGAAAGGCGCCAGCAATCTTCCGTCTCCACACGCAGGATCAAGGACGGCTTTGGCGTCAGGGAAAAGGCTTGCGATGAACTCGCACAGCCATATCGGTGTAGGCACATCCTGACGCTTCGGGTTGGTGTTGTAGTCGTTCCTCGAAACCGTGAGTGGCGATGCCATGTCTAGTCCTCTGCGCAAAGGTAAGTGGGTTTTGCGGGCTTGCCTGGGTCGATGTCCTCGTCCTCTTGAGGCGTCATCGCAATAGCCACAAGGCGCGACTTTGCGGGTGAGTCTAGTTTCCTAAGCTTGAGACTACTTCCCTGATGTGCTCTCTGGTGGACCTGGGGAATCGAACCCCCGTCCGCGATGCTTGCTTGCAACTTCGTACAGCCATAGATGCAACTGGCGACCACCGCGCGACCGCGGGTGTTAGCCCGGCCGCCATGGTTCGGCGCAACGGTGCGCGCGGTGGTCAAGGAATTAGCGCCCGTATCGCCGGGCCACGCGGGCAGTTGATCCGTAACCAGTGGCTTGCCATCGCGTACTGGGTAGCAAGCATTGGCTTGCGGATTCGGTGCAGCGGGCATTGCTTGGAATGGGCGGTCTGGAGTGGAGTTCATATCGCGGCTGCAAATGGTGCAGCGGGCCGCGTTGCGTACGGCTCTCCCGTTTGACTTGCGAGGCGGAAGCTACCCATGCCTTTGAAACAAGCCGCGTCCGTGTTCGATGCACGGGGGAGGGTTTCGAGCACTCCGGTCTTATCCCGGATGCCGCTGCGTTGAAGTTGGCGCCGACCGCCCGGTTGTGCTGTCGATCCTTGGCCTGCCGAGTGCGCAAACTGCGCTCGCCAATCGGCGTCGTGGCAGGCGGGATCGATCTCAGGTTTCAGCCCGGAATCGGTCGGGCGGTCGGCATTGAAAGTATTCAAAACACGCGCACCGTTTTCATCGGGCGCCCGCGAAGCACATCCGATTCGTCCACGTTCTCCGCGCACGACTGGCACACGGGAATGTTGGTCAACTTGTGCCAGTACGCAGTGGGCGTCTCGCAAAAGATGCAGTCTTCGAGCATCTGGCCGGCCCACTCTTTTGATTCGAGCTGGACGGGAATCATGGATGCGGGTCTTCCGAGCCAGTGAAATACTCCGGCCCAAAATGCGAGCAAATCGCAATGCCGGCGAGGATCAGCATCAGCGGGATTCCGGGGATTAGGAGCAGGTAGAGCGGGTTCATGCGGCCTTCCTCCGTGACTTCCTGCCGGCATTGGTCGGCACCCCAAACACATCAGGCCGCAGCAAGCGCAAGAACCGTTCCTGCACGCGCGGGATGCCTTTGTGGCGCCACTCTGAAACGGACTGCGGCTTGATCTCGCACAGCTTCGAGACCGCTACTGTTCCGCCTAAGTCGTCAATGATCTTGGATGCGTTCATGCTGCCATGCTATGCGGGAGGCTTTCGGCCGTCAAGCAAAAAGTTTCGGGTTGCCTACAAAAAGATGTTGACTTGGTGTGTAGGCTGGCCGATAGTGAACGTCACTTTGACGAGGGGATGTTATGAGCTACGCGGAGTTCATCAGTCGCAAGCTGTCCACTGTTCCGGCTACCGGGATTGTCGGCGCGTTCGACTTGCCCGATTCACTGTTCCCACATCAATCGGCGCTCACGAAGTGGGCGGCGAAGCGCGGACGCGCGGCGATCTTCGCAGATACCGGGCTCGGCAAGATGCGCATGGAACTGGTCTGGGCAGACATTGTGCGCAAGTACACCAGCATGCCGGTGATGATCCACACGCCGCTGGCGGTAGCGCAACAACTGGCCGCAGAGGGCCGCAAGATCGGCATTGAAACGACAGTATGCCGCGAGCAGTCCGACGTGACGGACGGCATCAACATCATCAACTATGACCGCTTGCACAAGATCGATACTTCGGTCTTTGGCGGCGTAGTCCTGGACGAATCAGGATGCATCAAGCATTCGTCGTCGCGCACGTTCCAGATGCTCACGGACGCCTACCGCACGACGCCGTTTAAGCTCCCGGCGACAGCGACGCCAGCGCCGAACGACTGGACCGAGCTTGGAACGCACGCCGAGTTCTTGGGCATCTGCACCAAGGCGGAAATGCTTGCCGAGTTCTTCTGCCACGACGGCGCGGAAACTCAAGTCTGGAGGCTCAAGGGCCACGCTCGCGCGCTATTTTGGAAGTGGGTCGCCACGTGGGGAGCGATGGTCCGCAAGCCGTCTGATCTGGGCTTTGCGGATGACGGCTACATTCTGCCGCCGCTGAATGTCCATGAGCATTCGATTGACTTCGAGATGGTCGCGGAAGGCCAACTGTTCGCCACTGAGGCGCAGACGCTTAACGACCGCAGAAAGGCGCGCAAGCTGTCAGCCGATCTTCGTGTGAAGGCATGCGCCGACGTCGTGAACGCGGAGCCTGATGAGCCGTGGCTCGTATGGTGCGATCTGAACGCGGAAGGCGATGCGCTTACCAGGTCAATCAGTGGCGCCATTCAGGTCGCCGGTGCAGACGATATCGACACCAAGGAAAAGCGACTGATCGACTTTGCCGAAGGTCGCGAGCGCGTTCTTGTCAGTAAGCCGTCCATCGCCGGACATGGGCTCAATTTCCAGCACGCCGCGCGCATGGCATTTGTCGGCGTGACCGATAGCTATGAGGCTTACTATCAAGCCGTTCGCCGTGAATGGCGATTCGGCCAAACGCGCCCTGTTCACGTCCACATATTCGCTAGCAAGGCAGAGGGCGCTGTGTTGTCGAACATCAAGCGCAAAGAGGCCGAAGCGGCAGAAATGGCCGATCAACTGTCGGCAGAAACCCGCGATGCCGTGGTCGCAAACGTCATCGGACTTGTCCGCGAAACCAACACCTACAACGCCAATAACCGCGTGCATGTGCCCGCATGGCTGAGGAAATAACATGAACTGCATCAACCAAGTAACGACCGATCAATGGTCGCTGTTCAACGGCGATTGCGTGGAAGTGCTGCAAGGCATTCCTTCGCAGAGCATTGACTATTCTATCTTCTCACCGCCGTTCGCCAGCCTCTACACCTACAGTTCATCGGCGCGCGACATGGGCAATGTCCGCGATGACGCCGAGTTCTTCGCGCACTTCGCGCACCTTGTCGCCGAGCTTCGCCGCGTCATGCGTCCGGGCCGCAATGTCAGCTTCCATTGCATGCTGCTGCCGACGAGCAAAGAGCGCGACGGCTACATCGGGCTGAAGGACTTTCGCGGCGATCTGATCCGCGCGTTTCAGTCTGCGGGATTTATCTACGCCAGCGAAGTGTGTATATGGAAAGATCCAGTCACGGCGATGCAGCGCACCAAGGCGCTTGGCCTGCTGCACAAGACCGTGCGCGGTAATGCGGCAATGAGTCGCCAGGGAATCCCTGACTATCTCGTCACGATGCGCGCGCCGGGCGAATGCTCTGAACGCGTGCGCCACTACCGCGACGAAGCCGAATGTCGCGAAGTCTGCGCAGACGAAGGGCTCGACTTCAACCGCGAGCAGTCGCGCATCTATCC